GGCCGCCTGTAACGACGCCAATTTTTTCGAGCTTCTCTAGTTCAATTAGATCTATTCGATCATGTGGAGTGGCAGCTGAAAGTTCGAGAAATTCGGAGCCGATGCCCATGTCCTGTACAAATCTAGCAATCTTTGCGGATAAAATTTGTGAATGAGCCAGGTTCTCCGGTGACGGCACCAGAAACGAAAACTGATGGACGCCAAATTTTGAATCGGTGTCGAGAAAACGTAGCCTACCACCAAGGTAAACAAGGGTGGCAGCACTCATGCATTGACCAGGTAATCTCTTACGCGGCAAAATAAACTGGTCACCGGGAGCAGGATCAAGCAGATACTGACCGACAACTGTCGAAAACCAACTTTCTCGAATTGTTCGACCAATGTTCAACGCTGCTTCTACGTCTCCCCCGCCTGAGTTTATGTATACATTTGTGCGCGGAGGCACTTCTGACCTGGCCAGAAATTCGATGAAGCGTTCATCATCACCTGGCATTATTCGGCCGAATGCGTTGATGCAACGAAAGCCGCCGAAAAGCGTCTCGATTTCGGTCTGAGGCGGAGTGTATTCAAATTGCAAAGCGCAAACTCACTTGAAGTATGCTTCAGCTTCACGCCAATGCACGCGCAATCTCAGAATGCGACCTACAAAATCCGCTAAGATGAAATGTGAATTCATTTCTATGCCCCCATAGTCGTTAAGAGAAGCTGCAATATCGCTCGATAAAATTCAATCCCTCAAGTCAGAACGGGAACCATGCCCTGGCTCCACTTCACAGCCACCTACGACTTCATCCCAAAGCCTGCAGTGACCATCCGCTATCCAGCAGGTTACGTCGGGCTAGTGACCACGCCTTGCGCTAACCGCGCCATTGCCGCTGGCATAGCCGAGCGGCTTCCAACCCCTACAAAAGACGAGGCCGAAGCATGGCGAAGCGCGCAGGTGCCGGCAGCCTAAACTGCCGTTTAACGTTTCAGGTTCGGCAGGACGTAGACGATGGGTTTGGCGGTACTCGCGGTGAATGGGTTGACCAGTTCACCGTGCCGGGAAGGCTGGAACCACGTTACGGCAGCAATGTCGAAAGCGTCATGGCCGCGAGAATGCGGTCCATGCAGCCCTATAACCTGACGATCCGTGGCAGCGAACAGGCACGGCAGATTACGGCGTCGTGGCGGGCTTATGATGCTCGGGCTGGCCTCACCGGCGGAAAGCCGAACCGGGTTTTCGGAATCAAGACCGTCGTCAATCCTGACGAGCGCGGCGCTTACTTGGAAATGCTTGTTGTTGAAGGCGAGGAAACTTGATGGCGGTTAAGATTAAGGGTCTCGACCGCTTACAGATCAAGCTAGCTAAGTTCCCAGAAGTGGCTGAAAAACTCGTTAGAGCGGCGATGGAGCAAGGCGCTCAGGAAATCGTCAAGATGATGCAAAACCTGGTTCCCGTCGATGATGGTGAACTGATGGAAAGCATCGGCTGGACGTGGGGTAAAGCTCCAAAATACAGCCAGCGCATTGGCAGCGTAAAGTCGAATGACGGCAAGCTGACAATCACGATTTACGCCGGCAATTCCAAAGTGCGTTACGCGCATCTGGTCGAGTTCGGCAGCGCTCCGCACGTGAATGGCGGCATGTATCCCGGCACTTTTAATCCCGGCGCCAAGGCGCAGCCGTTTTTCTACGTTTCTTGGCGAGCCAAGCGACGTAGCGCTAGGGCCCGAGTGTCTCGCGCTATCACCAAGGCAGCCAAACAAATTGCGGCGGATCGCTAATGGACCCGGTTTTAGAGCTTCAGGGCGCGATCATTCAGCGCCTACGCAGCTATCCGGCGCTTGTCTCGCTTATTGGCCAGCGCAGCTACGATAATCCACCAACGAATGATCAAGGGCTGGTTTCCCCCTCAATTTTCCCCTACGTCAGCATCGGCGCATCAAGTGCTCAACAGGCAGACGCCGATTGCATCTATGCTGACGATGTCATTTTCCAGCTGGATGTCTGGTCGATCGAGCCCGCCAAGAAGCAGATGCGCGACGTCGCTAACGCCGTGCGGCTCGCAACACGAGGATGGGAACCAGTTCTGACGGCCAACGCCCTCGTGACATTCGAATATTCGCGAACTGACTACATCAAGGACGGCGCAATCAACCACGCGTCGATCCGCTACACGGCGATTATCGAGCAGCCTTAAGGCCTCCACGCCGATCACCCCGAAAACAATTAATGGCCGCCCTTTGGGTGGCCTTTTTAGTATGGAGGCCGCATTGGCCCAAGCTACCACGATCAAAGGCGGCAAGGTCCGCGTCAAGATCGGTAACGGCGCTACGCCGATTGTTTATACTTCGCCCTGCGGGTTCACGCAGCGATCGATTACGCTAACAAAGAACCTCAATGAAGTTTCCATTCCGGATTGTGAAAATCCTGACAAGGTGGACTGGATTGGACGTGACGCCGCATCACTTTCGATGAGTATTAGCGGTGAAGGCGTTCTGGCTTCTGAATCTGTCGAGGATTGGCTTGATGCTGGTGAAAGTATCGACTCCATTCCAGTACAGGTTGAGATAGAGTTTCCAGCCACGACATACACCTATACCGGCAAAATGCACGCCGAGAGCCTCGAAATCGGCGCCAACAACGGCGAGCGTGCCACACTTAATGTGTCGCTGCAGTCGGATGGTGAAATGGTCCGCACCTCCGCTCCGACGGCCCCATAATGAGCAGAGACGCTAAAGTTGAACTCGACTGGGCGGATGGTACTTATACCTTCCGCCTCGGATGGGGTGAATTGGAAGCGCTGCAGGAAGCCTGCGACGCTGGCCCTTGGGTTATTCTGGAGCGGCTATTCACCAAACAGTGCCGGGTTGGCGATATTGCCCACGTTATCCGGCAGGGATTGATTGGTGGAGGCTTGGAGCCGACTGCCGCCACGAAGCTTGTGCGAACCTATATCGAAAAACGCCCGCCAGCTGAGAATGTCGTCTTCGCGACAGTCATTTTGCAGGCTGGCATTCAAGGCGTGCCAGAGGAACCGGTGGGGGAGCAAACGGCGGCAAATCAGACGGAGAGCAACTTGACAGTCTCCCCAACGGAAAAGTCAGATTTGCCGCGGTCTACGGCAACGGTGCGGCGCTCGGCTTCACGCCGCAAGAGGTAAGGCGCATGTCCATGTGGCAGTTCATGGCTGCCGTTGATGGATATGTGACGGCGAACTCGACCGACGATGGCGGCTTGAGCCAGAAGGAAAAAGAAGAGCTTTGGGAGTGGGTGAACGAGGGGTAGAGACAGCAACGGGCGATGAATAGTCAGGGAGCGACTATCAACATCAAATAGGCTACAAAAATGACCAAATGCGACAATCCGGTAAGCAAAGTGGTGCGTCCGGTTCCGAAGCTTACTACGCTCATTGCTAAGGCCATAAGAATTAGAACAATGTCTCCATGTTCAAGCCCCAACGTCAAGGGACGAGATACAACGAGACTGGCTACAGCCACGGCCGGTATCGTCAAGCCGATAGTGGCGCATGCTGATCCAAGAGCAATGTTGAGGCCGCGTTGAAGCTGATTGTTTAGCGATGCCTTGATGGCCGAAATTGCCTCGGGTAGCAGTATGACTAGTGCAATCATGGCGCCGATGATCGCGTCTTTTTGTGGAACTTCGAAATAAGCCAATCCGTCTTCAACTCCAGATGCGACGAATTCGGTTAGCAACACGATTCCTATTAGTCCGCCGAATAAGAAGAGAAGGTGGGAAAGTATACTGGAATCTGTTCTGTGATTGTCATGATGTTGTGCGGTGTCGACCTGGATGAAGTCGTCTTTTTGCCCCTTGCTCTGCGCAAATAAAAAACATGCGTAGAGGAGAAATGAAAGTACGGCCACGAACATCAGCTGCACGGGCGTGAACGTTCCGGAATCGACCGATAGGGTATAGTTGGGCAAAATCATCGTTAGGCCCGTCAAGGCAATTAAGACGGACAGAAACGCGCTCGTACCTTGCGTTTTAAGTTCTTGCCTCTTGTGGCGGACGGCGCCAAGGGTAATTGCAAGCCCCACCACCCCTGTACAGACGATCATTACAGTCGAGAAGACGGATTCACGAGCTAGGGTTGGATTGTTATCGCCGTGCAACATCATTGATAAAATAATGGAGACTTCGATACATGTGACCGCCAATGTTAGGATCAATATCCCATAAGGTTCACCAACTCGATGCGCGATATACTCAGCGTGATGCAGAACCGCAAATATTGTGCAGATAACAAGCGCTGAAGCGGCAGCCTCTATTAGTACAAGAAGAATAAGATTTGTTTCTATTAAAGTAGATTTTACAAATAATAAGGCAATCGCGAGAATAAAGCTTGCTAGTGGGATGATTTTAACTGGTGAAAGGACGTCAGAACGCACGAATTTGCCCCGGTTAATTTGGGATGATTTTGGCATGCATTGATCCTATGCCGATCCAAGACGGCGAAATGGGCTAAGATATCTCGCGTTCTCTCTCGCAAAACTAAAACGTCGGTTCCTTCACGCGAGATCCAGATTTGGCGCCGTCGACTCCCGTGGCAAATCCTTCGAAATCACGACCGATAATAATGAGCGGCAACGACGCCAGTGATGCGATGCCGCCAATGATCAGTAGCGCATACGGCATCAACATACTTTGATTGTAATAGCCGCCAAATTGGACGTTCTTCGCAACGGTCGCGAGCAGATCCCAGTAGCCATACGCGGACACCAGAGGGCCGACGAATAGGAACGCGATTCCTAACCAGCCCATTCCATTAAATCTCTGTTCTATTTTCATAGGTGCCCCACCATGGCCACTGACGTAGAGACTCTTGTCGTTCAATTTTCAGCCGATTTCAAGCGTTTGGAGAACGCGATTAATCGGCAACGTGGTCAATTCACCCGCCAAATGAGCCGGATGGAAAAGTCCGCAGATGCCAGTGTGCAGCGCATAAATGCGGCGCTTGGAAACATCGGCAAGGGCACAATGCAAGACCTCGCTGCTCCCCTAACCGGCATTACTGCCGCATTGGGCACGCGCGAGTTGATGCAGTATGCGGATGCTTGGACGCAGGCTGGAAACCTCATTCGTTCGTCAGCGACGGCAGCTGGTGTTGGCGCACGTTCGCTGAATGAGTTGAAGGACGGTGCGAACGAAGCTCGGACAAGTCTCGAAGCCTATACTGACCTATATGCTCGGCTGATCAGATCGGCCTCCGCCGTAGCCAAGTCGGAAGACGAGATTGCTTTGGCAACGTCGCTTGTCTCGAAAGCCTTTAAGGCTGGCGGTGCGTCCGCACAGGAACAAGCTGCTGGCATTCTCCAGCTCGGGCAAGCTTTGGGTTCTGGCGTATTGCAGGGCGATGAACTCCGGTCGTTGCGTGAAAACGCGCCGGTCATTGCGAAGGCAATTGCTGACGAGTTTAAGACCACGATCGCAGGCTTGAAGCAGCTTGGCGCCGATGGGAAACTGACGTCCGATCGCGTGTTCAAGGCTATCCTGAATGCACAAAAGGGTATTGAGGCTCAGTTCAAGGCCACCAACGCGACCATTGCCGACGCCTTAACGCAGATTAATAACGAGTTTACCGCTTATATCGGCAATGCCGATAAGTCAGCTGGCGCGAGTAGGCAACTGGTTCAGGCGCTGCAGTATGTTGCTGACAACTTCAAAGAAATAGCCGACGTCGTCGCAGCCTTTGCGACCGTGCTGATTACCGCGTTCACGGGGCGGGCGATCGCTGGCGTAGTCGTCGGACTTGGCCAGGCCGTTGTTGCATTGGGCTCGTTCCTGACCGCACTTCGTACAGGTACGAGCGTAGTTGCCGCCTTCAGTGCATCGCTTGGGCCAATCGGCCTGTTAGCAGGTGCCGCGGCAGGTGCCGTCTATTTGCTCTATAACAACATGTCGTCTGGCGACCGTGCTGCGAAATCATTCAGCGATGCGGTCGACGAAAACAAGGTTGCGCTGGAAAATGCGGCTTCAGCTTCTCGACAGTATCAGACGGAACTGACGAAGCAGATTAGTCTGCAGCTTGAAGCAGCCAAGGCGGCGTACACGCAGGCGAGCGCAGACGCCGACGCCGCCGACGAAAGAGCCAAAACATTCTATAGAATGACGGGCTTGAAATTCGAGCCGTTTGAATATGCCGCTGAAAGCGCTGGCAATAATGCCATCGCATTAGCCGGCGCGGTCGATAAACTCGAAGTTCAGCAGAAGCGTGCCGAAAAGATCCTCGCCTCAACGCCATCGGGCTACGGTGGCGGCATCGCGACTACACCAGACGACAAGAAGAAGGGCCGCACGAAGAAGACACCCGCTGAGCGGTTCGACGGCGATATTCAACGTATCACCGACCGCACATCGGCTCTTGTCGCGGAGACTGAAGCGCAGCGTCAGATCAATCCGCTGATCAACGACTTTGGCTATGCCATGGAGAAGGCGCGCACGGAGCAGGAATTGCTCAATGCTGCGCAGAAGGCGGGTGTTGCGCTTACACCTGAGCTACGAGCGCAGATAGCGCAGACGGCGGACCAGTGGGCGCTTGCCAGTGCCGAGGCTAACAAGCTTGCCGAGGCGCAAAACCGGATCAAGGAAAGTGCCGAGGATATGGCGGCGTTCCAAAAGGACTTGGTCGGCGGGATCGCTGATGACTTCCTAAACGGCGCAAAGTCAGCGGAAATTTTCGCGAATGCACTTGGTCGAATCGCACAAAAGCTAATAGATATCGGCCTCGCGAATATCTTCGATACCGACAAGGGCGGCTTCAATTTATTCGGTGCTCTGGGTGGCATCTTCCGTAAAAACGGTGGACCGGTAAAGCGCGCAGGCGGTGGTATCGTTCGCGGTCCTGGTGGTCCCCGCGGCGACAAAATACCTGCGATGCTGAGCGACGAGGAGTTCGTCGTGAACGCAGCCGCCACTAAGCGCAACCGCGCCTTGCTGGAAGCCATCAACAGCGGTCGTGTTATCGGACTTAAGGATGGCGGCTCACCTCTGCGCGCCCCATCCATGCCGAGCCTGCGCTCATCTGCTGCGTCGCAGCAGGCCCAAGCCGGGATTGCCGACGTTCGTGTCTTTGTGGATCGCGACGGCAACTGGCAGGCCGAAGTCGAACGCATTTCACAGCGTAACTTAAAACAGGGGCTCACTGCTTTTGACAAAACGGGCGCAATGCGAACGGCACGCGATCTAAGGCAAGCCAATTCA